GCTCGCCGGGGCGAGGATGGAGCACCGCCCCATCGGCTACCCTGTTGCTCGGCTCTGTCACCATCACACAGCACATGCTCGCCGCCTACATGTCGGAATAATGGCTTACGACCTCCGCGCCCTTGCCAAGCAGCAACGCAAGCCCCGCCGCAAGTCCGTCACCCTTCGCGAGGTGGCCGCGCCACAGGGATATGCCACTGACCTCTACCTCTCCTGCTATAAGCCGATCGTGGACCTATGGGCAGCATCCCTCCCCGCCATCCTAAGCGCCTACGAGCGCACCCTGGGGGAGATCACCACAGACAGCCCCGCCGATGTGCAAGCCGAGCTGAGCGCGGCGAAGACTGCATTCCAGCGACTGTTCTTTCTGCTGACCCCGGCGTTGCGGACCTGGGCGCTGAAGACCGAGGCGGTGACCAAGAGCAGGTGGCGCGGCGCGGTTCTCGCGGCAACGGGTGTGGACCTTACGACATTGCTCGGCGCCGGGGATGAGCGCGGCACGATCGAGAGCTATCTCGAGTGGAACACGGCTCTCATTCGGGACGTGCACGACCAGACCCGCAAGCGCATTGCTGACCGGGTGTTCGCAGGACTGACAGAGCGCAAGCCGGCGCGTGAGGTGGCGAAGGAAATCCGGGAAGCGGTGGGCATGGCGCGCGATCGGTCGCACAGAATTGCCGCCGACCAGCTGAACAAGCTGTCCTCATCGATGGCCGACGAGCGCCGGCGAGAGGCTGGGCTCGATGTTTGGATGTGGCTGCACTCGGGCAAGAAGCACCCGCGCAAGGAGCACCAGGCGCGAGACGGGCGGCTCTACACCGACAATTCCGCGCTGGTGGGGAAGAGGGTCGACGGCAAGGTGGTCAACAAGGCCCCGGAGCGCGGAGACATGCCCGGCCAAGCGCCCTACTGCGGGTGCCGGTCGAGAGGCGTGCTGGTGTTCGAATTCGATTCAGAAGCGTAAGGTTGCGTGCTATAAGACAGGCCGTCGATGCGCGAACACCGACGGCCCTGACCACCCGCTTTATGGAGAAGCGATATGGCTGAGAACCTGTTTCACCGACTGAGAGATTGCGTCAACCCAGCTCTGTGCATTGAGCGTAAGCTAGGGCGCGTGGTCGCTCTTGATGTGTCTCTCGAAGACTCGTTTTTGAACGAGCCTCCTCCTGAAGTGCGCATCGGCGGCGTCCGCTATCTGCCGGCGCAAAGTGAAGAGCCGGCGGGGGTGGCCGTGTGAGCCGAAAAGAGTGCCGCGAAATTGCGCGGATTGCCACGCGCGACGACGAGGGGCGAGCGCGCACGGTTGTCGCGTATCAATGGTTCACTCTGCTGGAGACCTTGAACGATGGCACGCATTGGTTGGCCGGTTCAAAGGGCCACCGCACTTTAGAAGGCCAGGGTGTAAACCGGGTAGACGAGCAAACGTTCAAAATAGTGGTGACTGACGGTTTCCTCCACCGCCTACACGAATAAGCATCATTCCTGACGGCGGTAACAGCGTCCCACGCGCGCCCGTATCCAATCGGGCATGGTGCAGTTTGCAGACCATCTGACGCTCGACGCTCCGACCCGCACCCGCGACGGCTACATGGCTGTTCGCGCGAAGGCGGCTCGCGTCGGCACGTACCAGTATCTCGGCAGCGAGATCGACCCTGAGAACAAGCATGGCCTGCGAGACGCGGGCCTGGTCAACGTCCTGCGGGACGAAGCAGCGGTGTTCGACGCCAAATCGGCACACAGCTTCATCGGCAAGCCCATCACCGATAATCACCCGTCCGTCGCGGTCAATGCAGCCAACTGGCGCGACCATGCGCGCGGTGTCGTCATGGGTGCCATGCGGGACAAGGACCATCTCGCCTTCGACCTGATGCTGACCGACGCGGCGACGATCGACGCTGTCGAGAAGGGCAAGCGCGAGCTGTCCAACGGCTACGAGGCCGAGCTCCAGTTCGGTGACTTCGACGGCCCCGGTGGCGTGAAGTGCGTCGCCAAGCAGGTCGCCATCAAGGGCAACCACGTCGCCATCGTCGACAAGGGCCGGGCCGGCCCTTCGTGCGCGATCACCGATTCCGTCGCTGTTTGCGATGCGAACCCTGCCGCTTTGGCAGACCTCACCCCCAGGGAGACCCCCACGATGAAGATCAAGATCGGCGACGCCGAAGTCGATGCGACGAACGGTGAGGCCGTTCGGATTGCAGTCGATGGCCTGAACACCAAGCTCACCGCGCTCGACAAGCGCGCGACCGACGCTGAGACGCAGGTCGCCACCCTCACCACCGACAAGGCCACCCTGGACGCCAAGGTGACCACGCTCGAGAAGCAGGTCGCCGACGCCAAGCTGACCCCCGCCCAGCTGCGGGATGCAGCCAAGGCCTATGCCCAGGTCTGTGACAAGGCCCAGGCGCTCGGCATCACCGTCACGGACGACATGGACGAGCCGGCGATCATGCAGGCCGCTGTCGCTGCCAAGATCGGCGATGCGGCCAAGGGCTGGAACGATACGCAGATTGCTGCCTCGTTCGCCACGCTGACGGCGGACATCAAGCCGGCCGTGAAGCCGATCGGCGCACCGCAGATGCAGGACGCCACGGGCGCCGAAGCCAAGGCCCTGAATGACTCCATCAGCAATCTCAACGCCTGGCGCGATCAGCGTCCGGCTGCGGCGGCCTAAGGAAGGAACGCGACCATGCCCGCACTTCAGACCACCTACCCGCTGGGCCAGGCAGCCGGCTTCCCCGGCATGCATGCCGACATGGCGGAGTGGGATGCCCGCACCCGCACCGCGACCGCGGCGATCGACTTCGGCGCTCCTGTCCAGCGTGACGGCGCGGAGGGTTGTGCGCCACTGGCCTCCGGTGAATTCCTCGGCATTGCCGCGGTTCGCCGGTTGACTGGCGCGACTGGCGACGGCTTCGCGACCGGCGACAATGTACCGGTGGCCGATGAAGGTTGCTGGTTCGGCATCGCCGGCGCCGCCATCGCAGTCGGCGCGCAGCTGCGCTGGAACACCACCGCCAAGCGCTGGACTACTGCCACCGCTTCCGGAACCGTGATTGAGGTTCCCCAGGCCGAGGCCGAAACCGCAGCGTCCGTTGACGGCGCGATCTTCAAGGTGCGGCTGCGCCGCATCCCGTCCTAAGGGGTCCGACCGATGCAGATGAACGACGCTGTGGCCTTCAACTTCGTGGTTGGGCAGGCCTACCAGATCAACCCTCGCGTCTACGAGCAGCAGTTCCCGGAGCTTCCGTGGAACCAGCTGGTCTATGTGGACACCAGCGCTCCCGAATGGACGCCGGGGATCATCACCTTCACCTCGTCGACGGTCGGCGCGGCTCGCTGGTATTCTGGCGGCGCCAAGGACGTCGCGAAGGCCGATGTCACGATGGACAAGGTCCAGACCGCTGCACACATGGCGGCGATCGGCTACGGCTTCGACTTGGAGGAGGTCGGCCAGGCCCAGCTGCTCAACATGCCGCTTCAGGCATCCAAGGCCGTCGCTGCTCGCCGGGCCTACAACGAGTTCATGTGGAATGTCGTCCAGACGGGTGACACCGCGAAGGGGCTCAAGGGTCTGGTCAACCAGACCGGCGTGACCGCCGGCACTGCGCCGGCCGATGGCACGGGCAACGTCACGACCTGGTTCGACGCCAACGGCAATCGGACGAAGACCCCGGCGCAGATCCTGCGGGACTTCAACAGCGTCATCATCGGCGCGTTCATCGGTTCGAACACCGTCGAGATGGTCGACACGGTGCTCCTGCCGTTCAACGTCCTCGCGTGGCTCGGCATCACCCCGATGAACGACACGAACACGCAGACGCTGCTCTCCTACCTCCAGCAGAACAACTTCTTCACGCAGCAGACCGGGCGCCCGCTCACGATCCGCGCCGTGCTGGGGCTGGATACGGTCGGCTCCGGCGGCACTCGTCGCATGGTGGCATATGCCAACCGTGAAGACGTGGTGAAGCTGCATCTGCCGATGCCGCACCGCTTCCTGTCGGTCTATCAGGATGGCCCGACCAACTTCGAGGTTCCGGGCATCTTCCGCACCGGTGGTGTGGATGTGCAGCGCCCCGGCGCCTTCCGCTACCTGGACGGGATCTGAGCGATGGCCAAGCACATCGTCACCAACGTCTCGGACGGTCCCCGGATCATTAACGCCTCACCGGCGATCCTCCTTCGCCCGGGCGAGAGCACGCCCGACGCGGTGGAGATCAGCCCCGAGGAATACGAGGTCGCCAAAGGCACCAATTGGTTCGCCTTCGGCGCCAAGGCTGCTGACCCGCTCGATCATGACGGCGACGGCCGAAAGGGCGGGCACGTCGCGAACAAGAAGTCCTGACGGTCCTCCCTCCCGATCGTCACACCCTCGGGGCGGGCCAAACGCCCGCCCTTTCTTTTAGGATGACCGATGGCCGACAAATGGACCGACGCCCGACTGTTTAGGCCCGACACCTTCGGGTCGGATGCAGCGCCTCACACTCCTGCGGATGCGGACCTTCCGATCAACGTCAAGGCGGTGGTCTGCTCTGACAACGGCACGCTGAGCTTCAAGAACGCAGCCGGCACCGCGCGCACAAGCTTCCCGGTGGTCGCTGGAGTGCCCCTGTTGTTCGTACCGGCCCGCATCACCGCAGTTTCGGCCGGCACCTGCTGGCTCGTCTTCTGACCCGACGCAAGGGAGCATATCCATGGCATACGACAGCGTAGTTGCGGGGCCCGGGAAGGCCTTTGCGTTCGATGATGACTTTCCCAGGTCGAAGATGGTCTTTGGCCCCGAGGGCCAGCACAAGCACGTTGACACCGACAGCCCGCTCCCGGTGGCCTTCTCCGGCGGCTTGACGATTGGCAACTTCCCCGCCTCGTTCCAAGTCAGCAACTTCCCGTCCACCTGGGCCATCGCGGCGAACAGTCTGCCCTTGCCTACCGGCGCTGCTACGGCGGCCTTCCAGACCACGGGCAACAATTCGCTCGCCACTATCGCTAACAACACCTCTGACGGTCTGACGACCAGCGCGTTTCAAGCGCGTATCCCAACGCTTGGCCCGAAGGCGGCTTCGGGGTCCGTGTCGGTCACCCCGTCGACCGACCAGGATCCGGTGTTCGATCACGCAAATGCGGTCGTCGCCAGCGTCACTACATCGAGCACGACCGCCATCACTTTGGCCGCGTCGTGCAAGTACGTGTGGGCGCACGCGATTGGCGATTGCTACATCCGCACGGATGGTGCCGCGGCGTCGACTACGGCAGCCGGCTCGATTCTCCTGCTGGCCGGGCAACCGCAGATCATCCCTGTGCTCGGCGGCACCACGGTGACGGTGGTCGCCGGAAGCGCGACGACTCTGCGCCTCACGCCGATGAAGGCCCGCTGATTCAATGTTGCGTTTGCTGGCGTTTCAGCATGTGGCGCCACTTCTGCTGGGCCAGGGGAAGACCGCCAGCGAGCCCACGGCCCCGACTCTTGACCCGCTGACGCTAAACAACACGACCGCATATCGTTACACACCTTGGTCGGCCAATGTGAGCGGCAAGACCGAGGCGTCGGTTATCACGGCGACCTCTTCGGACGGAACCAGTCTGACGTTCGGCACCGGCGTTTTGTCGGGCACGTTCCTGACGAGCGGTGCAAAGACTATCACGATGACGGAGACATTGGCCGGCGCGAACGGCAATCCTCACGTGAGTCCCGCGTCCGTGACGGTCATGGAAACTGCGGACAAGTTGTTCATTGATGCTCCACTGACGGGGCAGACCGGCAACCCCACTCTGTTCAGCTACAAGCCGCTTCAGGGTGAATCCTTCGTCACCTTCAACGCCGCAGCGTCCAGTGCTGTGCGGATCACCGATGACGCCTTTGTCTACTGCACGGGCAACAGCGGATCGCACGTCGCCAGCCTCATCCCGATCGAGAGTGACGTTGATGTCGAGGCACCGATCCGACTCCTCGGCGCTGGCGTTCCCAACCAGTTCGTCGGGCTTATTGCCAAGGGCACTGGCGCGGGCGGCCTCACTACCTCTCAGTTTTACTATGCAGCCTACGTCCAGGGCCAAGGATTGCTTTACGGCAAGAAGGCCATGGGGGCGAGCAGCTCGACCACGGTCAGCACCCATGCCCACACCCTGATCGGCACGCCGCTGCTGCGGTTTCGCGTTCGCGAGGTGCTGGACGGGAACGGCGCATTTGTCACCAACGAGTTGACCGCGTGGATCGGCGACACCGAGTTTCCGACGCAGACCGACGCCACCATTCAGGGGCCGGGCCGGGCCGGCTATCGCCTCGGTGGAGCGGCAGGTAGTGCGACTGCCGGTTTGCAGATTGGCCACCTCAAGGCGGCGTACACTGAGCCGGTGGCGGCTCGGTCACTGCCCGCCGCGACCGAAATCCCGCCGACCCTGGTTGCGCCGTGGCAGCCGACGCTCGGCACGACCTATTCGACCACCGCGTTCACCGACCGCACGGGGACGGGCGACGGTAATACGTTCAAGTCCTACCCCGAAGATCATATCCTGATCCGCAAGGCGAACTGCTCGGTCCACCCGCTGCCCCGTCCCATCAAGGTGACGGAGTGCGAAGCGGTGAGGGTCGAAGGCGTCGACATGAGCGGCTTCGAACTGACGATCCGCGCGCGCAAATTTGCCAACGCGGTTGGGTGCAAGTTCGACGGCAATCTGGGGCCGGAAGGCGACGGCATTGCGTCGGGTGGGCTCAAGGGCTTCGAGCCTATCTTTGGCATCTCGTACTGCCGAATTGTCAACACCTGGGGCACGGACCTCGACCACTACACATCGACGGGCGTTGATAACGTCACCAACGTCGAGACGGTCCAGCAGATTGGCAGCAACCCGCGCCGTTTCCGCATCACGCTGAAGCAGCCGTTTCCCGAGGGCCTGCCGTCCGGTGCGATCAGCCCCGTCCGCCGCATCACCGTTGCGGAGAACACTTACGAGGGAGTGAACCTCCCGCTCCAGGGCTACAACTGGAACTTCGAGGCGGACTGGGTCGATTCAACCGGCCTGATCTACGAGGGCGACGTCCAGGCGCTCGGCGGGACTGCATGGGACACGGACGTTGGCCGCAACGCGCCGGTGTTCAACGCCGGCACTGGCACCGCACCCGCGGGAACGGGCGGCAGGTCATGGCTCTACAAGACCGGCAAAGGGCAGCACAACGACGCCGCGCAGATTGAGGACAATGCTCCTGTCACGCGCAGCTACATGGAAAACACCCTTGTCAGCGGCACCTACCAGATCGATGGGAACACTGGCAGCCCGAGCAGGCCGTTCAAGCGCCGCAACGTCCACGGCGTCCGCACCTTCCGCGCTCCGCAGGACCCGAATACCAAGTTCCTCTACGTCAAGGATGCGGAAGGCGTCACCGCGCCGCCGTCTGGCTTCTTTGAGAACGTCTATTACGAGCAGATATTCGGCCGCTCGGTCGCGAGCGCGGTCCACTCGGACGAGCAGCAGCCTTACACGATGGACACGGTGGATGGGCGCCCGCGCGTCACTTACACCGGGCCGATTTGGTTTGGCTCGATCATCGACGGCCCGCCGCCGATCGACTTTGCGCCGGATGACCTGATCGGCACGAATTGGGACCCTGCGCAGGCGAACTGGATCGGCAAGACGCCCATCGCTCCCGGCAGCATTACCGACATCACGATTGCGTGGGAAACGCTGACGGCCGGCATGGTGCAGGGCGATCTTCTCGGTGTGATTAGCGTGCAGAGCAACACGCAGATGGAAGTGGCCGAGGTTTCGTTCGTCAGCCACGGAGCGGACGCCGCGCCCCGCATCATGGGCTTCTCCGCGACCGGAGGAACCGACGCCTACACCTCGACCGGGCAAATCCGCCGGCGCCTTGTGCGGGGGACGCAGCCTCTTGCCGCGGGTGCCACCTATCAGTTCCGCCTCCGTGCCGAGCTGGAGGACCACCCCGACGTGTTCCTGGAGAAGGACTTCAGCATCACGGTGCCGTCATGACGACGGACGACATCGTGCTCTGACACGATTCGCGATGAGGTGACGGCGGTATAGCGGCCTTCCTCCCTGACGTAGGGAGGTCCTATGCTCGCCCATCTCATCGCCTTCGGCTTCTTCGCTGCGCCTGCAGGGTCCGGCAATGTGATAGCCGGCCCGGAGCATCCCGTCCCTCCGATGCGGGTGCCGGCAACATCTGCGACAACCGCCGACATTCCGCGCGGCGCCTATTATTGGCCAGCCCCATTCGACCCTT